TATAATATATAATAAAATTAATAAAATAAAAGGCCGAGGCCGAAGCCCCGGTCTTTAATATAATAAGTGCTTATTTCATTAACATGAAATTGTTAGCACCTTGAGTAATTAAACATCTTTCTGATAAAAAGTGTAGTTGCATTGCGTCTAAAGCAGACGTAGCAGCTCCAACAGAACCAGTAACCCAAGTTTTCATTCTTCTGTCATCAGTTTGAGAAGCTCTATACCTAACGTGCAAGAAAGGACGTTTCATACTAGCTCCAACAGTTTGATCGTAAACAGAAGAAGTACCAGCTGGTATCATAACCCCTCTGATAGCGTTAGCGCCAGCAGTTAAGTTAATACCACCTCTAGTAGCTTTATCGTTTAAGTATCTAAAGTCAGACTTGTAAAAATCATAAGAACCTCTTCTAAATCCAGAGAAACCTAAATTAAGTGCCATATCTTCAGAGTTGTTAAATACTCCGTAAGAAGTACCACCAGCCCCGTAAGAATTCATTGAAGCTAACATGTCATCCATTGCTAACGAAGTAGCTCTGTTTACAAACATCATGTTTTCTTCAATAGCACCTTGCTTATCAAACTCAGCTAAGATAGCGTCAAATTCAGCTAAATCAGTAGCAGCGTTAACACCAGTAACACCAGTAGTAATATTACCTCTATCTTCGATAGCAGCAAATAAACCTTCAGTACCCGTGTTTTTAGTAGTGTCGTTAGCAGAAACAGAACCTGTACCCATAACACCAGCTTCTTCAGTAAGGTCATTACCAGCACCACCTTTTTCAGCTTCTAACATTGCCATTTCGATGTAGTCAGTAAATCTAGCTCTTGTGTCAGCCTCAGCTTTTAAGTACCATAAGTAACCAGAAGCACCAGCTTCAGAAGAAACTTCAACCCAACCAATTCTAGACGCATCAGAACCTGATACCTCGTAGTAATCTTTCATTATGATTGGCTTATTGTTGAATGTTTTGAAAGAAGGCTCGTTAGCTCCTCTACCATCATCAGTACCTGTACCAGCAGCTGTAAAGTACTTTGAAGCTTTTGGAAACTCAGAACCATAAACTAATATAGTTGTTGCACTACCAGAAGTTGTACCTGATAAAGCTGCAGCACCATAAATAGCTACATCAATTCTATCCGTTGCTACTGTAACTACTAGACCTTTTTTAACTCCGTTAGTAGGGTCAGAAATAATAACAGTATCATTAACTCTAATACCGTGGTTACCAGATGCTACATCAGTGTTACCATCGATATCAGAAATAATATCTAATTGAGAAACAGAATCAGCACCACCAGCAGTAGAGTGAACGTGTCCTAAATAAGATAAGTGTAAACGACCTTGCTCAGACCAAACAACTTGGTCAGCAGTCATCGCCTCTTCAGCTCCAACTTGATTTAAAAAACCTGAAATAGTTCTCGGTCCGAAAACTTCAGCTTCTTTTTCCATTAGATCTGGTACATATTGTTGCGCCCAGCCTTGTCCAGCTGTAGACGCTAAGTCTAGGTAGTTATTTTGTAACGTTTGCTTTATTGGAGCAGGCACGCTATTTAAATTACCACCAGGGTTTGAAATTGCCATAATTTTTAATTTTTAAATTGTTATTTTTTGTTAATTTTAAATTTGAAATCATTAGAATTTTCACCAAGCACTCTTACTTTAATACCACCAGTATTAATCTCACTACCGTGTTGTTGTCGTGGATCCATATTGATGTTCTTAGCTTTAGCTACGCTATTTTTTAAAGCGTCAGCTTTACCTTGTTCGTAAAAGTGACTAGCAATTTTATCAGCGTTCATAGCTGTGAACATTGATTTGTGATAACCCTTGGCATCTTCCATTTCGTTGTTTTTGTTCAAGAACTTCTTGACAAAATTATTAATGTCGCTTTGGGTACCTTTTACCGTGTCTGAGTCTTTAACATTAAATCTAAACTTTTTATCTCCAACGTTATATTCAAAACCTTTGAAATTTTTATTGAACACTTGATTAGTTTTATTTAAAAACGTACGGTGTTGTTTTTCTGCTACTTGTTGCTGCTCTTTTGATTCCGTGTTGTATCTGTTGAAAAAATCAACTGCCTTCTGTTGCTCACCCGTGAGCTTAGAACCATATTTGATGTCTTCATAATATTTGGACTTTGCACCGTCCAGGTGTTGCCTTGCCTGAGCAACTTGCTCCTTCATGGCTAATTTTTTTCTTCTAACATCTTTATCGTCGTCATAGTCTTCGTCATAAGAAAAGTAATCTTCCATCATAAAGTCTATTTCCTCGTTATCTAGATGAGGTTTTGTTTGTTTGTAGTATTCTTTAAGTAAAGTATGGTTATCCAATTTAGAGTAATCTTGATTTAACTTAACATAATCTTCTAAATCACCTCCTGTGTCTTCCATAAACTGCATTAGTTTTTGAATATTTTCAGGAAGTTCTTTTCCAGTTGCCTCGGCTTCTGCCACCGCTTCTTCAACTTGCTCAGTTAATTCTTCAACCTCTTCTTCTGTAACCTCTTCTAAAGTTGGAGCTTCTTGTGCTTCTGCTTCCGGTTGTACTTCTTCTTGTTCTTGTGTGGCGTCGGTATTTTCAGTGAGTTCAACCACTCCTCCGTCGTCAGTGTTGTTTTCAATAACTTCTTCTTTGGTTTCATTTTCTGGTTTTTTACTTAAATCTACTTTAGTAACACTATCGTCTCCAGCGGATTCAAATTTACTTTCATCAACTGTTTCAACAGTTTCTTGTGTAGTTTCTTCAACTACGTTTTCTTCTTTTTCTTCCATAATATAATATAATAATAATTAATAATTTTTACTGCGGCCCGAACATAGACATGTCAGCAGGACCTCTACCACCTAGTATATCATTACCTGATGATTCAAACTTTTTAGCTGGTTGATTACCTTTTCTTTGTTCTATTAATTCAGACTGTTGACTAGCTTGTATTCTAGTTCTTTCATCTTTACGATCTTCTTTTTCTTTTTCTTTTCCCTTAGCGGTTTCTACTTCCATGCCTTTTAACTGTATGTTATACTGGAACTCTAAAGCCATAAGTTGTTGCTTAGCCTGCACTTCTTGTTGCATTTTTTGTAATTCAAGCTGCGCTTTTAATTGTTCTAGTTGAGCATCTGATTGTGATAACGCTTGTTGCTTTTGAACTTCCATTTGCGCTGCCGCTTGCTGTGTCTGCATATTAGTTTGCGCTTGCATCTGCATATTTTGTTGAGCAACCATTTGGTCTTGTTCTGCTTTTTTCTTTCTTCGTATCTTTAAAACTTGATTAGCTAATTTAACATTGTTTATTTGCCTAACGTCTATAGCGTCTTCAAGATTAATACTTTGTTGTTGCAGAGACATTTGTATGTTGTTTTCAAGCATAGCTTTTTCTTCTTCGTCTGGAGCTAATTCTAAAAATATACCAAAATCATATAAATGTAATTCAGACATTTCTTCTAACGTTGCTACGTTGTGAACACCTATTGCTTGTATAAAAGCGTCTTTAGTTGGAGAGTATTCTATAATGTCAGATATTCTAAGTGACAAACATTCTGCTGTTTCTGCTGTTAAAAACAAACCAGCGTTTAATATATGTCTAGTTGCTGTGTTAGAATTTGCCGCTGCTAGTTTTTGTACGCCAACTAAAGCCTTAGCATCTGGAGTAGAACCATCTCTAGCTTCGTTTAATCCAGTTACATCTCTAATCATCTGTAAGTAATAATTATAATTACCTATAAGCGCTTGCATTTTATTGCCACCACTACCAGATGTTATTTCTTGAATAGGTACTTTACCTGGATTCATATCTCCGTCTGAAGTAAAGCTTCTACCAATTACAGATCCTGTTTGAAAAAACATATTTAATGCTTCTTGTGGACTGTAGTTTGTGCCATTACCTAAATCAACCTCAGCTAAACCATCGGCATCTAAATAAACACCATCTGGTACCATACGTGACATTACTTGTTGCAACTTTAAATGAGTAAGCTGTATCATATCAGCAAAACCTGTAATACGTTTTACTAACGAATCTATTTTACCTTTGTACATCCTAGGCGCAACTATAGAATAATTCATTTTAACTTTTGTAAAATCACTTTTAGGACGCATCATGTTTTTAGCCATTTCCCATTTAAGTAATTTACTAGTACCAAGAACCATAGCTCCTTCATATAAACACTCTATAGCTCTGTGTAATCTTTCGTATCCACCTTCTTTATCTGCCGGTGGGTTAAACGTGTCTTCTTTCTCAATAGCTTTTAAAGCTCCTGTTCCAGTTTCTTTCATTTTATAAACCTCGTTCATATAACTCTTAAAGTTAAAATACAATATTTGAACTTGGTTGTTGTCTATGTCTCTATATCTTCCGCCACCTTGTTGGTAGTCGTTGGTATGTACAGATCTTGTTTGTATTATTTCTTCTAAATCACTTGGTGTTAGATGTGGGAATTGTTTAGCTAGCTCGTTTATAGGTATTGTCTTAACTTCACCAACGTAGTAAACGTCATCAAAATATGGTGATTCAGTATACGAGTAAACTAAGTCTGCTGGATCAACGTAATCTATAATAACACCTTCTGAAGTATTAAATCCAGTTTTTACAGCTCCAATACCTAACACAGTTAAATCTCTATAAAATCTCTTTTTAATTAGCTCGTAATTATTTCCATCCATTAAAACGTTTATAGCTTGTTCTTCCGCTATCTCTACAGACTGTTTATAAGTTAACTGCATGTGAAGATCTAACTCTTCTTGTGACTCTGGTAACGTTTCTGGATCGTTCTCGTATAAGTTAACGCCAAAAGCTTCTTGTGCAAAATCATTCATTTCTTGAGTTTGCATATCTCCAAGTATAGATTCCATATACTCAGTTCTTTTTGCTACTCCATAAGGATCTTGTGAGTAAGCTTTTATATCATACATCCTTTCAGCAATACCGTTTACAACAATATCAACAAACTTAGGGATAATTGGAACTGGCGTCCAATCAAGGTTTAAGTAGCTTAAGTCACCGTTTATAGATAACTCATCTTTATATTTTTGAATTGATTGATTTCCACTAGCGTATAATCTTAAGTTGTGAAAATTGTTTTGATTAGTAGCGTATCTATTGTAACCGCGGTCTTTATTAAACCACTCGCTTTCAATAGCTTTAGCTACTTTTAACCCGTAGTCATAACTTAGCTTTTCAGCATCGCTTACGACTTGACTAGGAAAATAATTATTTATAACAGACTCTGCCATATTTTACTTTATTATTTTTGATGCGTTTCCAGTGTTAGTATACTTCGCAATATTTATATTTAACTTTTGTTTCTCTATTTTAGCGTTTGGAGCGTATAAATGTCTGTTACAAGCCATAATAGCTAATCCAGAACTTATAGACGCATCAAACTTTGTTCTTTTGTTTATATCAAATCTAGCCCAATCGTTTAGTGTTTCGTTGAAATATATGTTTCCGTAATTCCCATCACCTAAATGACCAACGTGACTCTGTATGTACATTTCAATAGCGGCTGCATGAGCTTGCTTTATATCTTCACTTGAGTTAGGTATACCACCTATTTCTTTTTCTGTTACAGATAACTTGTTCCAAGTTCTATCTGGTCTATTCATTGAGTAACCCCTATATCCTCTTCTTCTTAAATAGTACAACAATCTAGGTTTATTGTTCTCACAAAGCAATGGCATTCCGTAAAATACTAAAGCCATTAATATATCTTCAAAAAATATATCCGCTGTTGGTGGTCTTGACACGTACTCCAGGAACATGTGGTTTGGAGGAGCGTCTTCCATACTAAACTTAGTTAGCCCGTGTAAAGCTCCATTAGATCCTTTACCATCAACAGTTCCTGATATATCGTAACTGTCACAACCAAAAGCTCCTATATGTTCGTTTGCAGGATACTTAATACCATTTTTTACAATTATCTTGTTCTGCATATGTTGAGGTGGAACCCAACTTACTTTAAATCTACCTTTTGGATCTGGATAAAATATAACCTGTGTATCTTTTACTCCATTAACCCATTGAAAGTTTCCTGTGCTTATATTACCTTGTGCGCCTATTCCTTCGTTATAATCTATTTGCTCGTATATTTTAGCTAAGTTGAATATAGAGTTTTTAGCTTCATCTCTAAACGCGTGCTCTGTAGTTCTTGGAAATTGTCTATAAAATTCATTTAATCCATCACTATCAGATTTAAGTCCTTCAGCCTCGTTGTTCCAATGCTCTATTATACCTACATCAATTAATTCACCGTCTGGTCCGAGTACATCATTATCTGGACTATCGAAGACTGGATATCCGTATTCATCAATAAAGCCTTCGTAGTTCCACTCCATTGGGATAAAAAGAGAATATAAACCAGATTTTGTTTGTCCATTACGATTTCGTGAGGTAACGTCTGAAGCATTGTATAGTTTTTTAAAATTTCCTCCACCTTTATCTAAGGCGTTTGAAGTACTACCCATCATACATTTTCCTACTATTCTACTACCTAGTCGCAAACATGTTTTTGTAACTCTCCAGTTATTTAATATGTTATCAGGTCTTTCCCATTTACCACTTTCATCATGTACTAATAGGTTTAGCTTTTCACCATCATAACTGTTGTCTCCTGTGTTTTTCCAATCGATAGTTGTATCTAAGCCTTTAATATCTTCAAGTTGTTCGTTTGCTGTGATCTTTTTTCTTGTAAACTTACTAGCTGGTACCCTATACGCTAATTCAGATTTAGGTCTATCCATTCCATCTTGTATAGGTTTAAAAAAGAATGGGTAGTTAATTGATATAGGAACAACTTTGTCTGTAAACATTTTCTTCGCATCTGCACCTGATTTTGATAGTATACCATATCTACTATCACTTGATATAGTAGCTAAATTAACTGTTTCTGCTGATGACATAAAAGAAAATCCTGATCTACGGTTTTTAAGGTAGCATATTCCGTAACATCTTTTGTCCGCTTTACAGGCTTCCCAGAATATATAGAACAATCTGTTTGCTTCTCTAAAGTCTGGAGCTCCAACATCAATCTTACTCCATTGTAAATACATATAGTGCGTACCGGTTATCCAGGTTGGTTTACCATTATTCGTGAACCAGAATCCTTCATCTCGTCGTTTGAATTCTTCATCTATGTAATCGTACCATTTTTCTTTATTATTTTCCGGATAATTCCTCCAATCGAATATGTTCTTGATCCTCTGGAGCTCTTTAGGATAGTCCTGCTTAACCCATTTATTCTTTGGATGCTTATATACTTCTTTAGGTGGTTTCGGTAGCGCTATAATTAAATTTTGTATCTCTATAATTTCTCCTATAACTCCATTGTGTGATAACACAATTAAGTCGTGTTCTTTGTTGTAACCATATTTCCACTTCTTACCTCTGTTCATTCTGGTAATCGTGGTCTTTTTAATGGGTTCTACTGTATTAACTAAACTTTGCTTGTACATTACTTAGATCTACCTTCTGCGAATCCTTTAAAGACTTTTTTCTCTGCCTCTTCAGGTGCTTTGCCCTCGAGTAAGTTTTCTTCTTCTTGGATTCTGTTAAGTATTTCGAATGCGTCAAATATAGCTAGTTTTTTAGTAGCCGCGGCATTTTTTAATCTATCTGCTGATATATCGTCGTCTGAATCTACAATCGGTTCTTTAGCGACTTTAATCAGTTCTTCAACTGCTCTCTGCCCAGCTTGGATTATACTCCTCTTCGTTTCCTTCGTATTCATATTTAATTGTAATAAATTGTGTCATAACTCTATATAGTCTCTTTCCATCAACTACAAACTCGTATGTTGAAAAAGGTGTGAATCCTACTAGATCTCCTTTTTCGTAAGAACCGTCAGTATGCTTAACGATACCGATACACGACTCTTCTTGATCTACTCCTAATTGTTTTCTTTCTTTGATAGGCTGTACAAAACAATATCCTCTAGGAGCCTTCCACTCTCCGTTTCTTTTATATAAAAAAACTTGATCTTCTTTTACAAGATAAGTGTTTTCATCAAAATAACTTCTACTATTCTTTTCGTTACCTCTAACGTCATGCCAACGCCTAAACACGTTGTGATGTGTTATAATAGTATCTCCAGGTTGTATCTCTGTTTCAAAAGCCGTAGGAACTGATTTAACAATAGCTTCTCTATTTACAAATTGATGGTTATAAACCTCAGTGTTAATTATAAGATCTTTATTACCAACTTTAGTGGTATTGTTATATCTATTTCCTTTTGGCTCTATAACAAAGTCAAAAGGCGCTTTCATTAGTACTCTAGATTGTATTCTACAGATACCGCCATATTCTTGTTAAAGTCTTTCCACGGTAAGACATCTTTATTTTTCTTTATATAAATAGAATATTTATCTTTCTCTTCTATAA